CAATGTTTTGAAGTAGATGAAGAAGGTTGCTGGTTATGGTTAAAAAGTAGCAAGGGAAAGCTAGGCTACGGAGAATTTTCAGCAAACGGAAAGAGGCACTTAAGTCATAGATACTCCTACGAATTACACAAAAACGAAATTCCAAAAGGAATGCTTGTGCTTCACAAGTGCGACAACGCCAGATGTGTAAATCCAGATCATCTAGAGATAGGAACGCAAAGCAAAAACATAAAGGATATGTATTTAAGGGAAAGAAGAAATGTTAAAGGGGAAAACGCTCCCGTGCACAAACTGACTCAGATAAATGTTAATGCACTAAGAGAGGAGTATAGAGGGGGAAATATTTACCAGAAAGATTTAGCAAAAAAGTATAGCGTCAGCAGGTCTTCAATAAGCATGATAATCAACGGAAAAAGATGGACATAAGTTTAGAAACAGGAACGAACCTAACGAATCTCGGATTCACCTATCTGATACTGAAATTCATCCTGCCCTATGTAGTCGGTTTCGTTTTATTAGCCATCGCCGCCTTACTTGCTTTCGCGATATACAGAAGACTCCAAGGAACAGGACTATCAAGACAAGAAATACTTCTGTCATTGGTAGGAGCCGGACTGATATTAATATTATTCGTAGTCAGATAAATATGTTCACAGATGGATTGATTTTAAGGCTTAAGTAAGCCGTTAGCGGAAATTAAACTGAAAATATGGCAAGAAAAGGATATTACGAAGAACTAAAGATAAAGGAATACCTTGGGGAAATAACTCCGAAGATGTTCGCTTTTGTAAAGATGATTTTAGACGGAGACGACGAAAAGAAGAAAATGGAAATAACCACCAAACTATTGCCGAAAATAGTAGATAAGGTTTTGCCTACGCAATTGACCGGAGAGATAGACGAAGACGGTAAACCATTACCAATATTATTCAATGCCGTACAGTTACAACACCGCGACGAAAAAGATAACGAAACTAAGCAAGAGGATTAGGGCTATTCAGGGCGGTACAAGTGCAAGCAAGACAATCTCAATCGTCCTTTACCTGATACACCTGGCGCAATCCGACAAAGAGCCCACCCTGACCAGCATAGTTTCCGAAAGTTTCCCCCACCTCAAGAGAGGAGCGATGAGGGATTTTCTGAACATCATGCAGGAACACCGATACTTCAAGGATACGAATTGGAACAAGACGGACTACACCTATACGTTCGAGACCGGAAGCAAGATAGAGTTTTTCTCAGTAGACCAGCCAAGTAAGGTAAGAGGACCAAGGAGACACCGGCTTTTCATCAACGAAGCCAACAACGTTCCCTTCGAGGCATTCGACCAATTGGAAGTAAGGACCAAGGAATTCATCTTCCTCGATTGGAATCCCACTAACGAATTCTGGTTTTACACGGAAGTCCTTAACAAGAGGACCGATTACGAACATATAACATTAACTTACAAAGACAATGAAGCGTTAAGCCCTGAAATCATAGCCTCGATAGAACAGAGAAAGGAGAATAAGAATTGGTGGAAGGTTTACGGAGAAGGACAGCTTGGAGAGGTAGAGGGCAAGATTTACAAAGATTGGCAGATTACAGACGAGATACCGCATGAAGCCAGATTGGAAAGATACGGACTGGACTTCGGATATTCCAACGATCCAACGGTGATAGAGGCGATTTACAGATATAACGGAGGATTCGTCATTGACGAGATAACCCACCAGAAAGGCTTAAGTAACAGGGAGATAGCCGACATCCTCAAGAACCAACCCCCTGCCCTCGTGGTAGCCGACAGCGCGGAACCTAAAAGCATCGATGAGATTAAAAGTTACGGCATAAACATCATAGGGGCATTGAAGGGACAAGGGTCGGTAACTCAGGGAATACAGTTCGTTCAAGACCAAAGGATTAGCGTCACCAAGCGGAGCACCAACACCATCAAGTCTTACAGGAATTACCTTTGGAAGGTGGACAAAGAAGGAAAAACGCTGAACGAGCCGGACCATTTCATGTCAGACGCTATGGACGCCATCCGGTACGGACTCAGCTCTTACAAAGCCTACGAACCCGAAGATTATGGGGAATATATAAATCATTACGGCACAGCTTTTAGAACAACATAATGGAAACACAAAAAACCGAAGAAGTTTTAGAGCCAACTCAAGAGAGCGAAGAACAAAAGACCAAAGAAGCGGTCGCTTTGGTGATGAAAGAAAAGGGTCTATATGAAAGTGCGACCCAGACCTGGAGGACCGAAGTGGGGGTCATTTGGGACGCTTACAACGGCAAGATGACTGACCGTGCCTATCCTTGGAAGTCTAAGAAATTCATTCCCAAGATGAGGACGGAGCTTTCCTATATCATCCCTTTCATCTTCAGCGGGAACCCTGAACTGGAAATCGGAGGGGTGGGAGACGAGGACAAATTTATTTCCGAACAGCTGGAAAAGATTGCCAACTATCGCATGGACAACGACCTACAGGCTTTCGACCAAGTATCCAAATGGGTTGGACAAGGAACGCTTCTGGGAACATCCCTTATCAAGGCTTGCTGGAAGTTCGACACCAAACCGAACCCAGACGGTACAAGAACGCCTGTGGCAGACATGCCGAAGTGGGAAGTGCCCAATATCATGGACATCTTCGTTGACCCTACCGTAGCGGCCATCGAAGACCAGGTGAGCGTCATCGAAAGGATAACGATGCCTTTGGAGAAAGCCAAAAAGGTTTCCTATTACAAGAACACCGAACAGCTCACGGCAGGAGGCAACACGACCTCCAACCCATACGACAGCTCCAAACTAAATGACACGGACGTTGACAATCAAATGCAACTGAAAAGTGGCATGGACACGGTAGAGATATTCGAGCGTTGGAGCGATGACCGGATTATCACCGTAGCCAACGGGAAAGAGCCTGTCCTTCTGCGAGACGAGCCGAATCCTTACGGCTTCATACCTTATGAGAAGTTTATTTTCGAGGAAGACCCGCTTCCGAACAGGTTCTACGGCAGGGGAATCGGACAGAACACCAAAGACTTGCAGGCCATGTACTATGACATGTTCAATGAGATAATCGACAACCTCCATCTCGTGATCAACAAGATGTTTTCAATAAAGAGAGGTGCGAAAATCAACCCCAACCAATTAGTAGCCAAACCGGGAGGATTCATCGAAAGGGACGACAAGGACGATGTGGAGGAAATCCAGATAACCGACATCAAACAAAGCGCTTTCGAGGTTTTGGGAAGAGTCGACGATGAACATAAGAGAGCCAGTGGAGCCAACGACCTTTTACAGGGAAGCAGCAGCAATTCCACCCTCGGTCAAGACCAGATGGCGCAATCAAACTCTTCCAACAGATTCGAGCTGGTAAGAAGAAGACTTAAAGACGCCATGAGCGGATTGGGCAAAAAGACCATGCTGATGGAAGTTGAAAATCTCCAAGACATGAACTCGCCAATCCTGCGAATCTTCCCGCAGGAATCCAGAGAATCCATCTTCGGACTATTGAAGCAGTTAGCTCCTGAAATGATGTGGAACGTGAGAATCAAGGGGGACACTATCATGCACCAGAACAAGGACATCGTATCTAAGCAGATGATAGACCTTCTCAACATCATTGCCGACAAGATAACCAATACCGAATTTAGGGCGAACGTCAGGGAGATTTACCGCCTAAGAGGAATCCAGAGCATAGACGAGCTGGTAGGAAGTGAGGCCCCGATGCAACAGGTGGACCCGATGACCGGACAGCCGATACCCCAAATGGGAGCCCCGATGGACGGAGACGGCCCTGCCGGACATAGAAGGACAATCTACCCAGCAAGGAATAAATAGCGCAGTTTATGCACAATAATGGAAAAGGAACTCGACGAATTGACGGCCCTCTATTCGGCCATAACCTCCGAAATCTTCGAGGAACACATACTCTCCAAGATCAAGGACGAACTGGAAAAACTAGCACCGGCTTACGAATGCGAATCCTTAAGAGAGATGGCTACTCTCAAGGGAAAGGCCAAGGCATATAAGAAAGTCTTGAACATTCTGGACAAAGAGACACTGGGGCAGAGAATCATCCACTTAAAAGCAGAAATTGAAAAATTGGATAAGGAAGCCTAAGGGCTTTCTCTCCGAGCGGTCAATTTTAAACAGCCGACCGTTCATTAACAATCTAAACAAAATGGACAATCTCCAACCAACGGCGGACTCCGCAGGAGCAGAAGGCGCTACTTCTTCTCAGGAACAATCCACCGTCGAGACCCAGCCTGTAGAAGCTGAAACTGCGGTTAGCGCCCCAGAATCAACCCAAGCAGGTAGCACTCAGCCGTGGGAAAGTGACCCAAGGTTCAAGGGAAAGACGGCGGAAGACGTGTGGAAGTCTTACCAAGAGGCTCAAAGCCTTATAGGAAAGACCTCACAAAAAGCCAAAGTAGCCGAACTAATCGAGCAAAAATACGGCGTCACAGCCGAAAGGTTTGCGGAAATAGTCGAGCGAAACAGCCAAGCCGAAAGGCAGCAGTATTACGCCGAAAACCCCCTCGCACCGCTCCAAGAACAAGTGCAGACCCTCCAACAGCAAATCGCTTTACAGGAGGAGCAAAAAGCCCTGGACGGCTTCATAGGTCAAAATCCAGAGTACGCACCATTTAAGGACAAACTGCTCCACATCGGGATGAATCTGGAAACAGACAAACCTTACGAGCAGATTGCCGACGAATACTTCGGACAGGCCATCAAACACGGACAACAGAGCGCTTACAAGAAGATTGAGCAAAAAACTAACACACAGGCTTCTGTGGCAAGCGCGGCTCCGTCCAAAGGCAAGCTTACCCCTCAAGAAATTGAGGCCTTGCCGATAAAAGAACGGATCTCCTACCTTGAATCAATCCTCAGCTAGTCTTTAAAACAAATGGCAGATGTAGTAACAAAAACCACTAACGGCTTCAACAGCGCTGAAATCGCACAGTATTATGATGCGAAATTCCTCGAAAGAGCGATGTTGGAGCTGCGTCATGCGGAATTGTGTTCTGAACGAGAAGTTCCCCTTCACACGGGAAAAATCGCTCAGTTTAACCGCCTGACACCTAGAGCAGTCGCAACGACCGCCCTAACCGAAGGAACGACTCCTGAATGCGTATCTACAAGCGCCACCAGCGTAACCGCTGAAGTTCTTGAGTACGGAGATTGGGAGAAGCTAACCAGCAAATTCCAGAACGTAACCATCGACAAGGGGCTCGCTGAGCACACCGAAGTCATGGGACAGGCCGCTGGAGAAACCCTCGACACCCTTATCAGGGACGAGATGTTCAGCGGAGCCACCGTTCAATTCTCTGGAGCCAAAGCAGCCCTTTCCGCAGTCCAGACTTCCGATGTTATGTCGGTCGTAGAATTGAGAAAGGCTGTCAAGACTCTTAAAAGAAACAAAGCTCCTAAATTTGAAGGAGGAGTTTACAGAGGAGTCCTTTCCGTCCAGGGAACATTCGACCTGTTCGGAGACAGCAACCAGGGTAACTTCGTAGCCGCCAACCAGTACAAGACGCCTGAGAAAATCAAAGCAGGTGAAATCGGAAGACTGGCCGGAGTGGAAATCTACGAAACTAACAACGAGAAGACCGAAAGCTCAACGGCAACCGTTTACTCCAACTTTGTCGGAGGAAAGGAAGCCGTAGCTATGGTTTCGTTGGCATCCGGTAAAGGTAAGCCTCGCATGATTCTGAAAACTTCTGGCGACAGCGACACATCAAATCCTTTGGATATGTATGGAACGCTCGGCTACAAGATTGAAGGCTTCGTGGCTAAGACATTGAATTCCGCATGGATTATCAATGTTAAGACGGGTGGGTAGTCAAAATTAAACATTATTTTTTAAATATTGTTCCTGGGGCGGTCAGTTCACTCCGATTCGCCCCAAGGAGTGAAAGCAATATATGAAACCAGTTTACGCGGAAAAAGGAAGGGCTTTAATCAGGGTCGACAAGACCATAGAGAAAGAGAAGTATTTCGACGAGCAGACCAAGAAATTCAAGACCAAGGAAAATGTCACTTACGGGAACAAAGGAGTGATAGTGGAATCGACGCACAGTTCGTTTAAAAAAGGAGAAAAGGTGATGTTCAATTTCTACGGGACTCTCCAAGTAAAGGAGGACAAGAAGTCGGCGATCATCGTGGCAGATGTGGAGGACATAACCGTAAAGCTATGAGGGCGAACGACAGGCTGGAACGCCTGCTCTCAAGGCTAAGGTTCAAGGTCAAAAAAGTCAGAAACAGGAACGACATCCTATCGGTCCAATACCGCAACCACCACCTGTTCACCATTCCGAAGACAACCCATACGCAAATAATTCCAGAGCATAGGACGAGAGAGGGAATGGTTATGCCGGACTTCTTCGACCGGGAGCAGACCGCCAAGACCTACGACCTGAGAGTAAGGCAGACCCCATATCTTCACGAGAAAGAATCATTAGAAAAAGAACAAAATGAAACATCCTAACAAGGTAAAGGTTTTCGCCACCTGGACGGATTGGAACGTGTCCAAGGTCGGAGAATATACAGGAGTCGGCTGGTACCGGATAGTCAACCCATTGGGGAAGATAAAGAACGTTACGGTCGAGAGCGGACAAGGGATAGTTTTCGGAGGAACTGACAGCGAAGCGATGGAGGTCGCCAAGGGACTTAAAAAGAAAGGCGATGTCTGGGTTTCCAAGTACGTCGACGAGCCGAGGGCGGTGTTGCATCTACTGATGGCTAAAAGAGCCGTCGGAGCCAAACTTGTCCTCGACATGGATGACGATTTTTGGAACATCAACGAGAAGAACTACGCCTACCAGTTCCATTACCCAGGAAGCGAGAAAAACAACGCCCTGAGATTTCTAGTCAAGGAAGCGGACGCGATAATCACCTCCACCCAAGCCTTAGCGGATGTAGTCAAATACTGGAATCCGAGCAAGGAAGTCGTAGTTATCCCGAACACCATCGACCCGACAATCT